TGTCTTTCCCATAATGAACGATAAACTACACTGGATGCATCACCCAGATATTTATCTTTACGTTTAATTGTATATTTCCCTCTATAAGCCATTATAAATACTCTATATGTTAGTTAATAATATAAGTATTTATACGGAGTAAAAAGATGGCCACAGATGATAAAAGTAACCCAGCAAAAGCCCTTGTATTTCCTACAAGACTGCCGGTTGATGAGGAAGATGCATCCTTTGTTAGAATGGTAATAAAAAACATATCTGGTAATGTTTTAAAGACAATAAATATGTTTATACCAAGTGGATTTACCCTAGAAGATAGTGCTAACTTTGGCACAATGAATTTTGGTACTATTGATGCTGTTAAGAGTTTTAGTAAAGATTATGGTGATGATGCTGATGCGGCAAAGGCAAAACTTACAGAAAGTAAAGGTGAATCTTTAGCAATTGGTGCAGCAGTTATTAATAAATTATTTGCCGGTGCTGGTGAATCTGCAATGGTTGCATCTGCAAAGGCAGGAGTTGTATTAAATACTAAAGCTACGGCAACGTTTGAAGATATGGGGGTTAGAACTTTTTCCTTTACATTTAAAATGGTTCCAGAAGATAAGAAAGATAGTGAGGCAATGAAAGAGATAGAAAAGATGCTTAGAGAATATATGTACCCTCAAATACTTGCCAATGTTGCAGTTTCATACCCACCAAGGTTTAAAGTTACTTTTAGAAGAGGAAGTAAGATTGATAATTATATGCCTTTAATGCATGATGCATATCTAACTGGTATGTCAACTACATATAATGAAAACAGTAATATGTTTTATAAAGAGACTGGAGCTCCTACAGATGTAACTATTCAGTTATCATTTCAAGAGACAAGACAATTAACTAGGGGTGATATAAAATTAATGGAAGATGCGAGACTTAAAGATAATAAAGAAGATGAAGGAGATGAATAATGAATTATTTTAAATTATTTCCTACAGTAGGATATGATGTTAATAGAACAGGTACTCAACAAGATGTAGTTGATATCTATAGACAAGTAAGACCTATAGGTGATAGACTTGACCAATTATATTCCTACACAACCTATACAGTACAAGATGGAGAAAGACCAGATATTGTTTCTCAAAGATTATATGGAACAACAAAATATTATTGGACTTTTTTCGTAGTAAATAATTTCTTACATGATGGGTATAAAGTCTGGCCGATGAGTACTAGAATGTTAGAAGATTATATTGAAAAAGAATTTAATGGGTGGGCAGTTGCCTCTAACCCAGTACCAGATGTAGATAGTGATGGTATTGTTATTGGTCATAATGATTCAATTGCAGGTAGATTTGAATTAGGAGAAACAATTACTGGTGGTACATCAAACGCAGTAGGAACTTTAGTTAAAAAAGACATAGATAAAAACCAATTAATTATCCAAGATACTACAGGTTCATTCATAGGTAACGGTAATACATTTGAAATTGTAACAGGTGGTACTAGTGGTCATTCAGTACAGTCATTTATGGCTTGGAAATATGCAGATGCTCCTCATAGATATTTTAAAAATGTGGCAGATGCAAATGGAGTGATTACTCAAAGAGAATTTTCTAATATTATTTTTACGGAATCACCCGATGCAGTAAATACTAGTAATATTAATAATACTATTACAAATGAATATGAACCTTTATATGCAAACAGAGAAGGCCTTATTGATGAATTAAATATTCCACAAAGGTCTCAACTAGCAGAGGCAGATGTTAATCCCTTAATTAATGGCGGATTAGAATATATAAGTAATAGAGAACATATTATATCACTTAATGACCAAAGGTCAAGATTAAGGGTAATAAAACCAGAAAATATAGAGCAGTTCTATAATGACTATATGGAATTAATTAATGAATGAAGAACAAGGCCAGTCTCAACCTCAGGGCGGTAATGTAAAGAAAGATACGCCTAATATTCCTACAGGTTTCTTTATTGAAAAGTGTAATATTACATTGCACGTTGGAGATAAAAAGCCAAAGGATATAAGAGATTTAATAACACATTTTAATATTAAAGAAGACCTTGGTTCAAATCAAGTAGAAGTAAGATTAGCAATTGGTGATACTGTAAACTTTATTGGTAATGCACAATTATCTGGTGATGAAAAAATAGAATTGGTAGTAAGTAAAAGTTTACCAGATGAAATATCCGCACTAGATTTTGTAACAGATAAAATAAAATTAAATTTAAGAATTTTAGAAATAGAAGGTTTTACAAGATTAAAACCTGGAATGGTTACTTATGTTTTAAATTGTGTTTCCGAATATGTATATGAGTCAAATAAAAAAATACTAACAGATTCTTTCAATGGTTCTATAGGGACTCTAATAAAAAATATTGCCACAGCAGATTTAAAATTAAAAGATGACCAACTTGATATACAAACAGAAGGTGTCAACATAGTCAAGGGTATATACCCATATACAAAACCTTTACAGTCAATGAGATGGTTAAAAGGATATTCAGACCATAGTAACTCACCTTTATTTTTATATCAAACTGCTGATGGTGTACTAAGATTTAAATCACTAGATAAAATGATTGAGGAATTTAAGGGTGAAAAGATAGAGTATTTTACATATTCTTATAGACCTTCTATACAAGTTGAAGAAAAGAAGGAAAGCCCATACACCTATCATGAAGAAAGACAATATATAACTGCACTAGGTTCAACTGGTGGATATTCTAAATTTGTTGCTGAGATGGAAGGAGCCATGGCCTCTAATACTATAACAGTAGATATTGGTAAAAAGAATGTAATACCTTTAACAGAACAACACAATAAAGAGTCCAGTATAGAAACAGTAAAAACATTTGCTGATGAAGAAAAGTATATGGAAAATTATAATTCAAGGATTTATTATATCTCAAAAAACTCTACGGCATATCTAAATGAACAACCTGATGATGAGAATACAACTACAGGTGATAAAAATTTAATGGAAGGTTTAAATAGGTCTAAGACATTATCTAAACTCGCAATGTTAAAATCACATCAGCAGTCAATTAAAGTACCAGGTGACTTTTCAATAAAGGTTGGCCAGTTACTTCAACTAAATATACATAACTCTTATGAACAAGAACTTGACGCAGCTCCACTAGATAATTTTACTAGTGGTAAATATTTAATAACAAATATAACACATGATTTTAATAAACAATACACACAAGTTATTACTCTTGTCAGAGATGGTCATCCTAAAGTTGAACCAAATGGGTTAGTAACGGAGAAAGTTAATGGATGAATTTAAGAAAGGCCAATTTACTTGGTTCACTGGAATAGTAGAAGATGTACAAGACCCTCTTTATCTTAACAGAGTTAAGGTTAGGTGTATAGGTTACTATGATGATTCTGTTGCAGTTAAAGACCTTCCTTGGGCAACAGTTATGATGCCTACAACTACAGCAAGTATACAAGGGAATGGAAGTAATCACCACTTAGAAATTGGTTCTTGGGTAGTAGGATTTTTTAGAGATGGTAGATCAGCACAAGACCCTTTAGTAATGGGTTCCATTGCAACACAATCTAAAAATGAAGAAGAAGAAGATTCCGATATTCCAGAAACTGGTTTTTTAAATTCACCTACAGGTAACTTTGTAAAAGATATACCAGGTGAAGTAGGATCAAGTTGGGATAATAAAGTGTATAGGTCTAAGGCTGGTCATATCATTCAACTAGACAATACTGAAAACAAAGAAAAAATTAGAATTTCACATGGTACTGAAAGCTCAGAAATATTAATGGATGAGAATGGTAATACTGAAATTTATAGTAGTGCTGGTCTTATAAGACTTAGAAATAGAAGCCTTCCACCCTTAGCTGTAACTGGCTCAAGGATTGAAATATATCCAGGCAATGGTGGTGATGTATTTGTTAAAACTGAAGGTGGTAGTATAAACTTGGATGCTCAGGGTGCAGGTGGTACGGTTAATATTAGGGCGTCTAAGATTAGAATGAATACAGCCGCTTCAATAGAAAACTTTGATATTCCTAAAGTAGAAAGTATTGACCCCTTTGATGCAGCAACTAATACTAAAGAAACAGTCGAGGCCTTTTTAGGTAGTTCTATAGATGATAGAGAAATGGATATGCTTATAAGAGCAGTCTCTGCAGAAGCCACTACAAATCCAGCTGAAAGGGCAGGAGTTGCGGCTGTTATTTTAAATAGAGTCAGGTCAGATAAGTTTCCTAATACTATTGAAGGTGTACTAACTCAAAGAAATCAATTCCAAGGAGTCACTGGAGTTCCTGGTGAAAGAATACCAAGTAGTTTATATTCTGAAATGAGTACCGCTAGAGGCCAGGGTATTGAAGCGGCACTTAATAATAATTTATCTAGTGCTTCTACTGAATGGTTAAACTTTACTGCAGCTGACCCTGCCGCTTATGGTGAAGGAACTAATATTGCATTCTTAGATAAAGTAAAAAATGTAAATGGAGCAAGCCAACTTGGTGGTACTTGGTTTGGTACAGTATAATGCCAACAACCATTGATATACCATGCAGTAAGGTATTATTACCTACTCCGGCTGAGTTAGTAAATAACTTTACAGAGATTATAAACATAGCTAATTTATTGGCTATCTCTGGTTATGAAGATGAAGCTAAAAAGATAATGGATATTTTAGATAAGGTTGAAGATGCACTTGGTAACTTTCCAATATCACTTACAAAACCTATATATGGTAATTTAGAAATTCCTGAACTAGAATGGGAAAGAAGAATAGAAGCAATGGTTCAAGAATATCATATGTTTGTTCAAGTTAAGTTTATGGAAATCATTAATAAAATATTACCTATCTCTTTTAGTATTCCAGTTTTTGGTTTAGATATAGATGTGATAAAACTTTTTTCTGACCCAGAATATAGAGCAGAATTAAAACTTCAAATTGCAAATGATTTAGAAAAGTTTGAAAAGTTTATACCAAAGCAGTTTAGAAGATATACTAATGATTCTGGTTTACAGTCAGATGGTTTAAAGGCAGAAAATATATGGAAGTATCTTATGTCTGAACTAACTAAAGGAGCCCTTGCTATTATACACGGAGCCTTTGGTGCACTTATAGATAAATTTAAAGTTATATGGGATGCATTAGGATTACCATCTTTGCCTGCACTACTAACACTAGATATAGAACAGATTATAGAAGAAAAAATTGCAAGTGTAAAACAAAAGATAGAAGATGCACCCGATGATTTAAAAAGAGAATTAGAGGCAGAGTTAATAGAACAGTTAGAGTCAATAAACATTGCTGGATTTAGTATTATGGACTTATTAGGTGGAGAGACTAATGAGTATATTGAAATGGCCGAAAGAAAGATAGAAAGATTACTGACTAGAATGAAAAACTTTGCTGAAGAATGGCCTAAGTATCTTCTTCTTAAGTGGGTACAATTAATTCAAAAGTTCTTAGAGGCCATTGGACTTGGTTCTCTTGTTGAATTTATTACATTTGACTTTTGTGATTTCTTAAGCTTAATTGGACTTCCTAAAGAGATTACTATAGATGGAGAGTTTAATATAAACAGTCTTAAAAAGTTACCTAGTGTTTCTTTACCTTCTCTCTCTAAAGTAGAAACAGTAATGGTGGGCGCGACAGACGGCAGCCCAGATGTATATGCTTTTACAACAATATTAAACCAAACCGAATACGGAGTTACAGGAGGAACGGGTAAAGTATTTTTAGAAGGCACAGAATTAGATACAAGTGATTATACACATAATTCCACAAGTGTTACACTTAATAATTCACCAATTGCTGGACAGAAATTATTGGTTATTGAATAATTCTTTAACTAAGCCCTTATAAATAACTATATGGCTATAGATTTTCAAAATAGTAGAGTAAATACATCGGACATTACAGGTGGTTCTAAAGAACTAGCGCGTAAAAAACCCCATAGTGATATTGATTTATCTTTGGCAGTACACCCTTATACTGGTGATATTAGACCTCTAAAAGATGATAGGGCCATTAGAAATGCATTAAAAAATATGCTGTTAACTGATGTATTCGAAAGACCATTTCAGCCACAACTAGGTGGAAATTTAAGAGGTTTACTTTTTGAACCCATGGATCTGTTAACAAAAATATCTATAGAAGAAGAGATAAAACGTACCCTTGATAAAGAAAGTAGAGTAGATATAATAAAGGTAAATGCAAAAAGTAATGATAATAAAAATAGATATGACATTACTATAAAATTTAAAATAAAAGAGAATAATAGAATTGAAAAACTAGATATTTCTCTGAGAAGATTAAGGTAATAATATGGCCAGTAACTTAAACGTAACCGAACTAGATTTCGACCAAATTAAAGATAATTTAAAAAACTATCTAAAGAATCAATCTGAGTTTAATGATTTTAACTTTGAAGGAAGTAGTCTTAATGTACTACTTGATGTTCTTGCATATAATACACATTATAATGCAATGGCCGCTCACTATGCTTTGAATGAGGCATTTTTAGATTCAGCTCAAATTAGAGGTAATGTAGTTACTCGTGCTAAACTTTTAGGTTATACTCCTAGGTCAATTCTTGCTGGTAGGGCTACAGTAAATATTGAAATCGATGCAACTAATGAATCAGTCAGACCAGAATCACTTGTACTTAAAAGAGGAACAAAACTTAGGTCAACGCTAAGTGGAATTAGATATGACTTTGCTCTTTTAAATAATGAATCGGCAACTCTTAATTCGGCCACTAATAAGTATACTTTTAATAATATTAGTATTGTACAAGGAACTTTAAAATCTTTACTTTACAGAGTTGATAATGATATTGATAATCAGAAATTTCAACTTGCAGATACTGATGCAGATACTAGTACATTAAGAGTAAGAGTACAAGACAATGAAAGGTCAACGTCTTATAACATATATACAAAATTTGAATCACTATTAAGTGTAGACTCAAAGGCACAAGTATATTATCTACAAGAAAATCCAGGTGGTAAGTATGAAATATATTTTGGTGATGGTATTACTGGTAAGAAACCAGTTAATGATAATATTGTAACACTAGACTATATTTATACTCATGGTGAAGAGGCCAATGGTGCAAGTACATTTGTATTTAATGATACTATACCACAGCTGACTGGTAGTTTTAGTAATACTATTACAACAGTTAGTAATTCATCAGGTGGTAATCCTCCAGAAACAATAGAGTCAATTAGATTTAATGCACCACTTACATTTACTGCGCAGAACAGAGCAGTTACTGCAGAAGACTATAGGTCAATTATTCTAAAAGGTTTTGCAAATATTTCTTCTATTTCTACATGGGGTGGAGAAGATAATGACCCTGCAGATTTCGGAACGGTCTATATTGCAATTAAACCTCTTACTGCTGAAACATTAACATCGGCCGAAAAATTAGCAATTAAAGATACTGTACTTAAGGGTAAGAACATTGTTTCTATTACTCCAGAAATTGTAGACCCTAACTTTACAAATTTAGAATTGGATGTATTCTTTAAATATAATCCAAACATTACGGATAGAACTAGTGTTGAATTGCAAAATGTTGTAAGAGATGTTATTTCTGATTATAACTTTAATAACTTAAATAAGTTTGATGGAGTATTTAGACACTCTCAACTTCTAAAGTTAATTGATTCAGCTGACCCTTCTATTCTTAACTCTACTATTAGACCTTATATGTACAAGAATATTGTTGCAGGAACTACTGATACTGATAATGTATTTAATATATCCTTTGCATCACCTTTATATGAATCAGGTGACTCAAGTAATTTCTTAATTAGTTCAACAGCGTTTAAAATATCTACTGGTGGTGCAGACCATTTCTTTGGTGATATTCCAATTACTGGTTCTAATAATAGACAAGTTATGGTTTATAAAGTAGTAGACGGTAATAATATTACTGTTATTAACAATGCAGGAACTATTATACCATCATCTGGTAAAATCTCATTAAATAATTTTACTACATCTAGCTCAAATACTTCTATTAGAATTACTGCAATTCCTAACTCGCTAGATATAGCACCAAAAAGAGACCAGTTAATTAATATAGACCAAGCCTTTGTAAGTATTACAGCTCAAGTTGATACTATCTCTACAGCAGGTTCATCAGGTTCAATAGACTATTCAGTTAATTCTAGGTTAAGATAATATGTCAATAGATAATAATTCACCAGGATATGTAGAGTCGGTATTTTCTTCAAAGAGAAAGTCCAAAGAAGACTTGCAGGTAAAACAATTAATACCAGATGGTATATTGGATAATATTGATGTTACTAGTAATGTCGGTATTCAAAAACTCTTGGAATCATATTACGAATTTATGAATATGAATGAGTTTATTTATCAAACTACCGAATCTTTCTCAGATAGAATTTTAGATGGTCAGGCAGTCTTTAGATATCCAGACCCAGACTCAAATGGTAATGAATTCTTTACAGACCACAATGGAGCAAACAGTACACTAGTATTAGATGACGGAACAGTAATCACTCTATCTAGTGCAAACGTACAGATATCAAATGGTAATGAGCTTCCTGGTTCACTTGCTAAAAGTACTACGGAAGTAGGTAAAACTTTTACTGTTAGTGGATTATCTGCCCATAATACTAAGACTGGTAAATTAACTACTCTGGTTAAAAACTGGGTAGGACCTGGGCCATCATATGTACTTAATGCATTAGAAGATGCAATGGACATTGATAAGAACCTAGATGATAATGCTGACCCTACTAGTGAATATTTAAAGTTTATGCAAAAAGAAATTGCCGCTATTATTCCTAGAGACATAGCAGTTAATAAGGCAACTCTTTATAAAAGAATTATTGATTTTTATAAGGTAAGAGGTTCACAAGATTCCATAGCCACATTTTTTAGATTGTTCTTTGAAGATGAAGTAGAAGTAACCCGACCATGGGATAATACTCTTATACCATCTTCTGGAGATTGGGATTCAGATGCAAATCAATTTATCTCAACTAAAGGTTTCTTATCAGAGAAAAAAATTAGATTACAAGATAGTTATAGATACCAAAAATATAGTTATCTTATTAAGACAGGTAGAAATATTGAAGATTGGGATAGTGTATTTAATAGACTAGTACACCCTGCAGGATTTATATTCTTCGGTGAAATTTTAATTCTTTTACAACTTACAAGAGCGGCATTTGGTGATAACAATAAAGGTGTTACAGTACAGACTAAAAATCCAGAAACTGGCCAGTTGGTAAGTCAACTAGTAAATGCCTATGGTGCTACTAGAATTAATAGATTTACATTATCATCTATGCCTGGTATTCAGCCAGGATTAATTGGTGTTGAAGATATACCATTATTAGTAGAGGCATTTGCTTCTATGTTTACTCCTACTGCAGAAGCAAAGATAAGTCGTAACGCAGTTCTTTCTGCACAGATTACTAATGGTTCAATTACTTCAGTGCAAGTTATTAACCCTGGATTTGGCTTTAGTTCCAATCCTACAATTTCAATTGCAGAGGGTGGAAATGCTACATTAACTCCAGTTCTTAATGCACTAGGAGAGATAGAGTCGGTTACTATAAGTGGAACAAATACTGGTTATACTTCTGCTTCACTAGCAGTATCGGCAAACAGTGGAGTTGGAACAGTTACTAGTCTTTCTTTCCCTACAGAATCTGTGGCAATTAGAGAATATCGTAAACCTCCTATTATAAAAATTGGACCACCTACTGCAGCTGACCAAGATGGAATTCCTTTAAGTACTAATGTACAGGCAACGGCCAAGTTTAATTTAGAACCAACAGGAGTTCAAAGAGTAAGTATTATATCAGGTGGTGCTAATTATTCATCAAGGCCAAGTGTTACATTCTCTGCTCCATCTAGTGGTGTAACTGCCTTAGGTTATGCTATAATAAATAACTTAGGTGAAGTTGATGGTGTTGTAATAACAAATCAAGGCAGTGGATACACCGAATCACCTACTATTACATTTAGTGGTGGAAGTGGAAGTAATGCAAGTGCAGAAGTATTGCTATTACCATCAGGAATAACTACTATAAGTATAACTAACAATGGTAACGGATATGTATTTGACCCAAGTGTTACACTAGGTTCTACTGCAGTATCAGAATACAGAGCTAAAGATATTAAGGCAATACTTATTGTATTACTTAATGATTTAAATCAAACAAGATTAAATAACTATTTTAATAGTAAAGGGAATAGTTTTTATGAGAGTGATAAACTCTTTAATAGTAACTTTACAATAGAACAATTAGGTTCGCAAATCATACAAAACAAATATAAAAACACTATAAATAGTTATAACAATAGTAGTTTTATAAACTTAGATTAACATAAACATAGGAAAGAATTATGGCAGCAATTATTACAACCCCTTTTAGAG